CACGTTTACCGCCGACCGAGGTCGTGGTGTAGCGAGCTTCTAAGCCTTTATCCTCACCGGAAATGCACTTCATGGATAAACCAACTTGCGTTTCCCAACCTTTTTTAGCGTTAGGTGGCGCAGGTTCGAGCGCAGGTAATGGTTCTGCAACGCTGACCATCTTTTCACCGAGAACTTCGCCATCACCCCATGCAATGTAGCCATGCACGAACGATAGCGGATTGATTGCCCAAAGGGAATCGTCCTCAATTTCAGTTTGATCTGCGCCGAACACCCAATGACCCGTCTTATCCATTTTGATAATCACGGTGCCTGCTGGCCCAATCTCGGTTTCGATGGAGCGTAAGGCGGTGGTGAGGTCTTTGACCGAAGGCAGGTTTGCACCTGCAAAAGTTACGATATTTGACATTATTGTGTCCTTTATTGAAGTTTAGAAAGGGCTGCGGTCAACTGCTGCCCGATTTGTAAAACCGCTGGTCTGGGATCGCTCTCAGGTGCCAACGTACTGCCGGTGCTTACTGCCACCACTTGATCGGCAGGCAATTGCTTGCCATGCTTTTTCAAGACTTTTTCTGCTTGCGCAGGAGATATGATTTTACTCGTCATTAGCTCGTCCTCGGGGATTCCGTCGTTGAGCATCGCAACAAGCGCTGCGTCCTCATCGACCCACTGACGAGTGGCTCGCTTGGCGACTAGCTTGTAGCCTGGCAAAGGCTTGCCTGTTTCTAAAATGCGGTGCGCTAGGGCGCGTAAGTCAGTGATCCACTGCTCGAGCATATCGGCTTGACGCAAGTAGGTGCTGATCTCAGCAGGGTTTAAGATGTCAAGTTGCGCATGAATCGCACGATCCACCGCGCCCGTCATTAGTGGGCAAGTTGGTTTTGCGGCGCACCAACGGCAATGATCGCCGACTTTTAACGGCGCATCGTCTGATTGGGCTAACTTAACAGCTAACTTGAGTTCTTGTTCAAACTTTTTAATGCGCTCGGGTGTTGTGACCCAACGCTTGAGTTCGGGAGGCTGCACGATGATGCACTCGATCTCGGTAGCGCCATCAAAGACCCACTGCACTTCAGGGGTACGCATGGCAGCTGCCGCATAAAACATGAGTTGAGGGTTTTCTTCGGCTTCTACCGCAACTCCGTCACCAAACTTCCAATCCAATACGATAGCGCGTTGCCCAATACGACCAAGGAGGTCAGTAGAACCATAAACATCAGGCAGAAAGTCGCCAAAACCCACTCGAGTTTCGACGGCAATATCCATTTCACAATTAGGATCCACCAAGTTAAGCAGATCAAGAGCCGGATATAACTTATCCTCCAATAAATCTTTAGTGAAGGTAATGTCCTCATACGTGGTTCCCAAGAACTCAGTCGGCTTTTTGTCATGCTCTAGCACCTCGGCAATAATGTTGTGTAGTAGTGTGCCTTCGTTGGCGTACTTGCTTGAAGGCTGTGGAGGCATCTTGGCGCAAAGCGCTACTGAGCCTGGGCAATTCATTACTCGCTTGGCGGTTGATCCGCCGACGATTTGAGAGTGGGCTGCCATTTACTTTCCTTTACTGTAGTTGATTGAAACTTCACTATAGCATAAAAAATAATTTGTGTGCTAAACTTTTTTACATGAAAGAAAAAGACATTGAAAAATATTTTTGTTGGGCGGTTCAGCGCATGGGCGGGATTGCTTATAAGTTCAAGTCGCCAAGTCAGCGTGGCGTGACCGATCGTGTCGTCTGCTTGCCAGGCGGTGTGGTGTGGTTTGTAGAACTGAAAACCAAAGGTGGCAAGCTATCGGCGTTGCAGATCGTACATTCCATAAATTTAAAGATGCTGCAACAAAACTACGCTTGCTTGTGGACTACTGAACACGTTGATGAATGGGTTAAAAATGCGCTTCCAAGTCCATGACGAAACAGGCGCTATGTTGCGCCGCTTCTATACCAAAGCCGAAGCCGTTGCCTTTATGCAACAGGGTTGGACGTTGGTTATATTGCCACGCAAACCCAAGCTAGACATCCACGCATTACTTGGGGACGCTCCATTTTGAAACTTAGACCTTATCAAGAACGCGCCGTTGACTTCTTATATTCCAACGACCGAGCGATGGTGTTAGCGCCCGTAGGCGCTGGCAAGACGGCTATCACGCTCACAGGCATGGACGAGATGTTGCGTCATAAAGTTGTCAAGCGTTGGCTCGTCTTAGCTCCTAAGCGGGTCTGTACGGATGTATGGCCCGTTGAGCAGCCTAAGTGGGCGCCTGATATGCCACTCGCCGTTGCAGTTGGTACACCAGCGCAACGCAGCCAAGCACTCTATTCGGGTTTCCCCGTAGTGGTAACTAACTACGACAACATTCAATGGCTGGCTGAACAACAACTAGACTTTGACGCTATCGTGTTTGACGAGCTAACCAAACTCAAGAACCCATCAGGCAAACGATTCAAAGCGCTCATCAAGGTGATTGACAAGATCAACATTCGTTGGGGTTTGACCGGCAGCTTTACAAGTAACGGGCTTGAGGACGTGTTTGGGCAGTGCAAGATCGTCGATCAATCCTTGCTTGGTCGTAGCAAAGGCGCGTTCATGCAACAGTATTTCGTTTGCATCAATAAGGATTTTGGCGAATGGGCGCCCCGTGTAGGTTCGTTGGAAGCCGTCATGAATCAGATCAAACCTGCTACGTTCGTTTTAGAAGCTGGCGTCTATAAGGACAAGCTGCCTGATCTGCACACCGTTGAGTTGCGTTGCGACATGGATGACCGCGCCCCATACGAAACCATGAAAAAGCAGTTTGTGGTGGAGTTTGGCACTGAGCAGATCACCGCCATGAACGCTGCCGTGGTTACAGGCAAGTTGCAACAGATGGCGTCAGGCTTTGTTTACAAGACCGAAACGACCGCATCGGACACACCTGGCAAGATGAACGTCACCAATACGCCGATCTGGTTCTCAAGCCATAAGTTCGATTTGCTTGATGAGTTGCTAGAAGAAAACCAACACGCCAATACCATCATCGTCTACAACTTTGTTGAGGAATTGGCTGAACTCAAGCGTCGCTACCCACACGCTCAGACGATCAATGACGACAAGGCGATTGAGCGTTGGAACGCAGGCAAGATTGAGCTATTGCTCATCCACCCCAAGTCCGCAGGGCATGGGCTAAACCTTCAGCATGGCGGTAGCAAGATTGTGTTTCTATCCTTGCCTTGGAGCCTAGAACTCTTTGAGCAGACGGTTGGGCGCCTACATCGGTCAGGGCAGACAGAGGACGTATGGTGCTATATTTTGCTCACCAATAAGACCGTGGACGAGAGGATTTGGGCGGCGTTGCATGACAAACGTGCGCTATCTGATATTGCATTGGAGGAATTGAAATGACTCTAAGAGAGGAAGCCTTAAAACTAGCCGACGATATTGATGAGTATGCACCAGACACCAATATCGCCGATATTATTCGCCGTTTGGTTGCCGAGATTGATCGGCTTAACGGCAAGACCGAATTAGACATAGACGGGAGATGTTAATGGATCGGCTATCGTACTACAAAGCCAAGCTCAAAGCAGCACAAGCCGAGGAGATCATTCGGGTACGCGAGTACAACCAGGCGCAGCGATCCTTGGATCGAGTGATCAAGCAAGTCATTGAATTACAAAAGAAAGTAGAAGATTATGAAAGAAGTGAAAGAGCTAAGTTGGCGCAAACTCAACGATATTCTTAGCCAAATGACCGAAGAAGAAGTGTTGATGTTGCTAAACGAAGAACGCACTCACGCTCGCCGTGCCTCGGTGCTTCAACGCCTGCACCAACGCTACACCATGTTGCGCTGCGCAAGAGAACGTATTGAGATAATGAACGAAGCCGTATTGCCATGACCCCACCGGACTTTAGTACATGGAGCCGTCCAAATTTAGAACAGTTTGCAAAAGACAGTTATCAGGAGATACTGTACTTGCAGGCTGATTTAAAGGCAGCACTAGAAGCATATCGTGATTTAAACAAAAGGAGAAAGTATGATGAAGTTCAGTCTAGTAGTAGCGACGGCAGTATTCAGCGCTAGCGTCGCAGCGCAATCCACATCCATCTATGGCCCGAATGGGCAGTATATGGGTCAGACATTTCAAAGCGGGAATGTCACTTCGTTTTATGGCTCTAGTGGTCAGTATCAAGGGCAAGCCTTTCAGAGTGGCAATATCACTTCGTTGTACGGGCCATCAGGTCAATACATGGGGCAGACCTTTAGTAACTCGGTACCAACAATAACACCTCTACCAATGTTACCAGCAACGCCATCATTAACCCCGCAGTTTGATTCAATCTTTGGGAGATAGTTACATGAAAAACGAACACATTTGGACGCCATCAGGCACGGATATTACCGAACGTTGGAGAACGCAACACGGCTGGGTGCCACCTTCTGAGTTGGCAGATTATCAACAGAAGTGGAAGTATTATCAGGAATTACCCTTACGCAAATTGGACGATAAAGCCAAAGAAGAATACGAGATGGTGTTGCGTAAAGCCAAGGTCGCTCGAATCAAATGACCAATGACGAGGCTATGATCTTTGCTGGGATTGTAATACTAGCGATGGTCGTAGTCGTCGTTTTCTTGCTTAACCAAGAATAGATCGTACTTTATCAATCTTAGCCTTGCGGTCAGCTAATCCGATATTGCCACCATTGATGCGCCGCGTCATGGTGTCAATATCCCATTTATCCGCTAGGTCGTTTAGGTTTCTTTTGTTCCAGTACCAGCCAGCCGATAACGCGGCGTAGCGCGGTTCTTCTAAAAGTTGAGGTACATCTATTAAGTCGATGCCTAACGCCTCACCACAGTGCGCATAGTTCTCTTTACCCGTGGTTTGGATCAAGCCGCGCCCGATGTACTTCCAGCCGTCGCCATCCTCGGTATTGCCCATCCGACCGCCGTAGACTTTATTGGCGATCTTTTCAGGCTGACGCTCGTATTGCATGGCGGTTTCCATGTCAGGAAAGCGTGACGGCCATGTAGCCATAAGCGCTCTTGCGCTGTAATTTAGGTTTTCTTTTAAAAATTTAAAGCCGCCTGACTCATGCAAACATTGACCAATAAAGCAAGCCTTACGATTATTGGTGTTAATTTGGTACTTGGCAAACGTTTCTTCTAACGGCTCTTTCCATTTGCCGTCGATCCCTAAGGCAAGCAGCTGCGACTCTAACATCTAATTACCGAGTTTTTTAGCGTAGAACAGGGTGCGATCACCGAATAGATAAAAACCTACGGCGCTAGCAAAGTTGGTCACGGTTGACGATGTTTTGCCGGTTAGCTCTAAATACGCCCAAGTGCCTAACACGATTACAGTGACGGTAGGACGCATGAGTCGCACAACCGCCTCAACCCAAGGATATGATGGGTTAGTACCACCTGCTTCATTCATCGCTTTAAAAAAGCCTAGATCAACCTCACGCATCTTGACGTATTCATCAATCGTAGCGGGTTTAAATGTATCGCCAGCAACAAAACGATTGATTAGGGATTTCCCTAAGTCCACTACAAACGGCGCAAATGTGGCAAGTATGGTAATTGGATCCATTACCTAAACCCGCTTAATCTTGGCGAAAACGCAAATGTAGCTTGGTATGGGTCTGGCTTAACAGGGACGTTATCGTCAACCAAAGCCATAATATTCCAACCAGCAGTGAACCGAAAACAGCGAGCATTACCAATAGGGGTAATCCAAGTAAATTGAAATAGTCCGTTAGCTGTAACGAAGCACCAACCCGCTTTCGCATTGTCATTATCCCGTATGGTTTTGTCACCCCAAACTTTAGTGTAATACGGGCTAGTCAAGTAACGCAAACATACGCTATACGCGGGGTTGCGCCATAGCCATTTCACTTTTGACCAGTATGACCGACCGTTGATGCGGTCAAACGTAGCGTCGCCATCTAAGCTATTATCAGGCGTCATAAATAGGTTTAGCCATTTTGGTAGCCGTGGGCCGATGCCCCACTCGCTATGGTTGTCTAGCCAACCGTCTTGTTGCGTTGCAAATAAAGGCAACACGGGCGCTAGAATGACCGCAATCAAGGTCATGAATAAGTTATATATCACTAAAAATGGATATATAACATAAATCATTTTTTGCTCATTTTCTTTAGGGTTTGTGCGAGGCGAGCGCGTTGGCCTGTAACACCTGACTTCTTAGCTGCCGCAGCTAGTTTCTTAGCGGGGATCTTTTCGCCTGCTTTAACGCCAAGGCTTTTCTTTAATGCGCCTGGTTTTTTAATTGCTTTTTGAATCCATTTCTCTGCCATGATTACTCCTTATTTTCTAGCTTTTTAAAAATTAAACGCAAAGTCGAGTCGACGTTAGAAAAGCCAACTCGCATATCATCTTTAATCTCTTTAACAGCATCTTTAAAGTCGTCACGGCGCACGAAGTCGTCGTGCATCTTAGTGTCGAGCTTCTTCAAATCATCTTGAATGATCTTGTCCCGAGCTTGCATCTCGGTTCTCATTTCACGGAGCATATCCCAAATCACCTTTAACACCCATCCGCCCAAGGCGCCTGCGGCTGCAACCGCCCAGTTGAAAACCGTTTGTTCCATCGTTACCTCGCAAGAGCATTTTGATTCTGTTGATTTGGTGCTAAAGCATTAGCTGGAGGTATTGTAAGCATAATGGCGCCCGATGTAACTGCACGGTTCCAATCCTTACTGCTTGTTAATAATTGAAACGCTTTCATTCGCTCATCCGCAGGGAGTGTATTTAATACGTCATTCATAGCTTCTCCGTTCTTAGCTGCGTTAGAAAGAATCTCAAGCGTCTTTTTACTTACCTTTCCTTCTAATGTTTGCAATACTTTTTTGGCAATCGCTGTCTTGTAGCCAACGAAGCCAGGGATTTTTTCAGCCATGCTTTCTTTTTCAATACCCAACGCACGGCGACCGGCTTTAACTTGTTCGCCAATCTTAGCGTCACGCATGAGTTCGTCAGCAATTTGCTGCATGGGTTTGATGTCTGTACCCATCTCTTTAAAAATATTAAAGCTGCCGGGGCCAAACACGGCTTCTACGGCATCAGGATTGTTGCCTTGCACCAAGCGAATAAATTCGTCTGGCGATTTGTTAAGCATCTCAAGCGCTTTACCCGCTAACTTACGGCGGTCAATCAGCTGCGCATTAGCCGCATAATCGCGTAAATATTGACCATAACCTGTACCGCCAGCTTCTTCAACAGCGTTGATGATCGGCGTTTTTAGCTGCGCTAATACGCTAGCGGCTAAGTTCTTTTTAGATGTTTGATCTAAGCCTGGGCGTAGCTTTTCAATGGCTGCGTTGACGGAGTTCTTACGTAGACTATCTAAAGCAAACGCGTCAATAACACCGCCTTTGTCCGTCCATTTAACAACATCATCGCCAAAGTTACGCACAGCGCCTTCAATCACATCGTTGCCAGCAAACTCAGGATTACGCAAAATACCGCCTAAACGGCTCAAAATAGAGTCGGATGTTAAAGGATTTAGTCCATACGCTTTTAGGCTATCGACAGCTGCTTGCTTAAACCGAGCAGCTTCACCAAAGCGTAATGAACCTTCAGCGGCTTGAGCCGCCACTTCATCAGCTTTAGAAGCTAATTTGCCAAGTTGATAGTCGGTAGCCAATATGCCAGGTGCGGGCGTAATCGCACGTTGTTGTGCGCCCGTAAAGCGGCGAACATCTTGAACTTTTTGACCTGCCGCTTGAGCCAATACGTCTGCTTCTTGTTGTAGCTTACGACCTGTTGTGCCAGCAATATTGGCTGCGCCAAGCTCGGCTTCACGAATTGGAGTCATTAAATTGTTAAGCGCATTTTTAAATTGACTAACAGACGTTAAGTTTTCCGTCAATGTTGGGCCACCAGCTAACTGCGCTAAACGATTTAATTGATCTGTTTTCTGGGTGTCTTTTAAAACACGAAAATATCCGGATTTATCTTTGCCAGATACAAAGTCTAAAAACGCTTGATATACGTCATTATCAATACCAGCAGCGGCTTGGGATGCGCTAATATCTAACGGGGCTAACTTGTTAGCCGCGCGGATCTGATTGATCGTATCGCCTGCTACTTCACGCGCAACTTGACCTGCTTCTACTTTGGCTAAATTGCCTGTTACAGCATCAATAAATTTACCACCGCCAATCGCTAAATAACGTCCAGCAAAAGGTAATGCAAATGGCGCAGCTGCGCCAATTACAGTACCTGTGGCAGCTTCTTCGGGGTTAATTAAAGCAGCAGATGTACCGCCAACAACAGCGCCGCCAGCAGCGCGAGTAGCTGCTTCGGCAGCACGACCAGCAGTTGCAGGCAAACCAGTGCTAAAGCCGCCTGTACGAATTGATTGAGCCAAAGGCGCTGCGCCTGGAATAGCGCCTATACCCCTAGCGATTACGCCGCCAACTGGCAACGTTCCAACCACTTGCCCTGTTACTTCGCCAGCACCCGTTAATGTAGGCGCAACTTGACGATATGGCGCAATAAACGCTTCTTGCTCGGCTTGACGACGTGCGGCATCCTCAACCAAAGCACGACCGGCTTCGGTAGCGCCAATCGCCTCTAAACCGCGTCCAACTAAACGCTGACCGCCAAACATCACATCACCGATACCTTTGCTAACGCCAGCAAACGGCGCTACAACGCGACGCGTTTCAGCCTCAACCATCTTACGGCGTGGGCTGACTTCTTCGGCTATGCTCCCGCCAAACTGTTTAGCGAGTGTTTCATAATCAATATTGGACGCAGGGGCTACTGAACCGCCAAACTGTTTTGCAAGGGCTTCGTAATCAACGGCCATGTTATAGCCCCGCTGCTTTTTTGTATGCTGCTGCCGCTTCAGGCGTTGGGAATGTTAAAACTTTACCGCCTGGAATAGTTACCGTATTACCACCTGCGCTCGGTGCAGGTGTTGGGGCAGCGCCACCGCCAGCAGCAGGCGCAGCTGCACCGCCGCCTTTGTAATCATAGGTAAGATCAAATGCTTCACGAACACGCGACTTAGAGCCACGGATGCCATCAGCGATACGATCTAATTCATTTTGAACGCTACTAGCTTCTTGAGTGCGATCTAATGCACCCGCAGCTTGACGCAACTGTTGACCTTCTTGGTTCGATACGTTACCTAATGCACCACCTGTGGGCGAGGCATTACGCATATCTTGAAGTTCTTTGAACTGCAAACCAGCCACAATCTTGTCGTATAGCGCTTGAGCTTCACGACCTTCTTTGGTAACGCTAGGCGTACGACCGTAAACAATACCTGTAATGCTTTTAAGACCAGGGTGATTACGCAGCCGTTCAATGTCTTTAAGCACCGAGTCGGACTTAGACTCAAATGATTTAAGCGCCAAGTTAGCTTGCGGATATTTAGCTTCACGCACTTGCATCTCTTTGGGCGAGATATTAGTTGTGGTTGGGCCACCGGGAATAGGCTCTAATGTGCCTTCACCAGTCATGCGATAACCAACAGGAATACGCCCAATATCTTGACCGCGCATGGTTACGCCCATCTGGGCTTTTTGAGCAGCGCTAATGGTTAGCTGCTCTAAGCGCTTATTAACGTCCGTCCCCATTTGCAACAACAGTTCTTTACGTTGATTTGCAGGCATAGCGCTTACTTGCGCCCACATTTGTTTAGCTTGATCGGGTGACATTTCGCCACGCAAAATAGAATCTTCTAAATGGGCGGTAATATTAGCGTCCGATGGGTTAAATGCTAAATCCGATATGCGTTCGCGTTGCATTTTTAACGATTGTTCATCAAGTTGACCACGCAATTTTTTAGTTTCTAAGGCTGACTTTTCTTGCTCAGATAAAGCCTTGCCGTATGCCAAACCAGCTTTACCAAACTTAGCTAAACCCGCCCGTGTTTCAGGCTTGGCTAAATCTGCTCCTGCCAAGTAATTACGCAGTTGTTCTTCTTCTTGAAGCCCACGTTGTAACTCTTGCATTTTTAACGCATTTACACCAAATTCTTGAGCGCGTGATGCCGCTACAAGCGGATCTTGAATCTGAGGCATTTGAAAACTTAAAGGAATATTTGGATTAATTTGTGCCATATCTGTTCCTTAATCTCCCCACGATAGACTACCTTCGCTACCGCCCATATATCCAAAACCGCCGCCGCGTTGTGCGGGAAGTAATCGGTTAAGAAGTTGTTGATTTTGATAAAAGTTAAGCCCTTGACCTAAACCGCTAGCAATCGCATTTGCAGCGCCAATTTGCCCCGCTGCCTGTGCGTTACCAGCGCCAATAATATTGGCGCCAAGACTTTGCCCTAAAGTGCCAGCTTGTGTGCCTAATACATTAGCAGATGTTTGAGCCGTGCCAGCCAATGATTGCAAGGGGTTTAATGTACCAGCACGTTGCGCTTGAAAACGATTAAATGCGTTCATGTATTCTTGCGAAGCTAAATCTTGCCCATAACGCTGAATACCTCTTAAAGCTGCGCCTGACAATAAACCACCTCTAGCCGCTGCTGAACGTTCTAATGCTTTCATGCCTTCAGACATACGAAACGCATAGCCAGGGTCGGCTTGAAACATTGCTGGTGTAAATTCAGCTGTGGCATACTTGCCATAGCCAGGGGCAGTTTTAGACCCGCCAAGCCCTAAATATTCTAAAAGACGATTTTGACCTGCAAGACCAGCTTCCCTAAACGGTGCTTGTAATTCAACTTGACGTTCAAAAATTTGTCGTTGAACATCAGAGGCTTGTTGGGCGGCTTGTTGTTGTGACGCAGCAGCGCTGCGCGAAGCACTTGATCCAATAAGAGCGCTGCCAACGGTGGCAACGGCTGGAATGGCTATGGCTGCACTAGGCATTTTTAAACTCCTTCATATATTCATCGTATGTTTCACCATACAATGCTGAAACTACATGGGCATTTTGCGCCGCAAAAACTTCACCGTGGCATAGCTGAACTACCGTTAACACCACATCATAGTAACCTGCACGCCACATATACGACTTAGCGTCCGCTTTTCCCGTTCGTTCTAGCGTATCGGATGCTTGCCATTTTAGTATATTTACACCAACTACAGAAGATAAACAATAGGCGTTAGCGGCATAAAACGGGTTTTGTTGCATACCGACTAATGTATTCCAAATGACGGCATTTAGATCGTTACGCTCAACAGGGTCGCCATCAGCAAAATCGTCAAAAACTTGAAACGCGTGGTACAAGTCTAATAACCACCGAACGGCGTCTGGTGGCAAAAATAAGCCTTGGCTTAAATTTTTTTGTAAGCGTTCAAGGTCTTGTTGCATTAGCTCGTAATCTCCCGTCCGTTTGACCGAATGTTGATCGCCGATGCAGTACCCGCAATCGTCGAGATAAATCCACCTGGTAATAGCGCCGCGCCCACAATTTCTGGAAAAGTATAGGTTTCCGCAGGCTGTAAGGTCTTGGTCTTGACGATCAAGTTCTGGTTACCTGCCGTATCTGCGGCAGTCACTAAGTTGACGCTAATGGTTGCAGCGGCAGCGCTGTAATTGGTAGCGGTGAACTTGTCAATAATGGTCGTTACGCCATTAGCGGTATATTGGGTAGTTTGCGTAGCCTCAGCAATTTTGGCTGGGATTAGAACTCTTACGGTGACGGTCATGCTGTAACTCCTTGTAGTGTTGGTTTAGACACCAAATCCATTGTAACGATAACTGACGGTGTTGCGGGGCGAACTGGCGCTGTTTTTGCGGCTAAGTATTGAATTGTAGTGCTAGTGTCTGTAGTTGCCCACATTAACTCAATATATTCGTTAGCGGCTAAATCAATGAATAAATTTAATGCGGCAATTAAATGTCCATCCACGCTACCATGCCGATTGGGTACAGAAAATTGACTATTGGTATCTGCCACATTGGTGCCGTTCTTACGCATCCAAATATCAGTGTCGTGAATACTACCATCGGTATTAACAAACTGAACGCTAAACTGCACGTTGTAGACCCCTGCAATCTCGGCTTTTAGCTTGGATTTGCAAGTGCCTGTAATGGTTGTGGATGCTACGGTTTGGGATGCGCTGACAACATAATCGCCTGTACTGCCGTCCGTACCCGTAGTTTGCGACACAATATAAGTGCCAGCCGTCACGCCCGTACCCGTAATGACCATGCCAGAATAGATCGGGCCAGACGAAACCGCCGTAACAGTCATGGTCGTACTAGCAGGGCCAATTGACGCCGTAAACACGGCGGTTCTATCTTCTAACGTAACGTTTTTGCTATACGCCGTGGTGTCGTACACAATGGGGTACGCCGTGGTGTTGGAGCCGTCAGGCTGATTAGCCGTACTGTAAAAGCTCCCGTACACTAACTGTAAGACTTGAGGCGTATGTACAGGAGCGCTTGTTAAGGCTTGCACATCCGTAGACAAGTTCATAATTTGAGCTTGTAACGCATTTACGGCAGCTTCAGCGCTAAGTTCAGCGGTCTGAACTTGTTTGGCTAATTCAGCAATTTGTGACACCAACGGGCTGTCATTGGTTTGCGCTTCGGTGACGTTTTGCAGATCCAACACAAACTGGTCGTTATTCGGTGGCCCAAGCTGTAGATCGTCAAGGCTCGTTGGGTTATTGCCCGAACCCGTTAAGACGAATAAGTTAAGGAAGAACCGGTACCACTCACGGGTTAAGTAGCCTGTGTTGGCGTCAATCAACGGCGTTCTTGGCGCCGGTATATTGGTGACGTTTAGTGGACTAGGCACGGGTTGGACTCAAGAGCAGTTCAGCGCCGACGATGGCGATCTTGACAGGATCGGTGCCTGACACCTCATATACGCGGTCACGCAGTTTCATAGTCATGCCAAGCCGACGCCAAAACACGCGGCGTCCAAATTGACCGATCTTGCCCATCGGCGCCCAGTGTTCGTTCGACCATGTATGACCGCCGTCATCTGACCAACGCAACATTAGTTGGGGATCGTCGCCTTGGCCAATATTGATGCCCGTACCCGTTTCGCAATCAAGCTGTAGGCTGTGTTGGGCGGTACGACGCAGGTTGTTCTGACCGCTAGGAATTGGACGCCATGAGCGTAGCCACTTTTGCGGCGCACCATTATCGGCATAGACTTCTAAATCGTAAGCGTACAAGTTGCCGTTCTCGTAATCGCCGAGGATGATCTCGTTATTAAACGCCACTTGGCAGTTGGGGCGATAGCGCACAAAGTTGCCGTTCGACCAGCCTGCTCGCTCATGCCACGATTGGGTCACGACATCGTAAACCCATGTCTTGCCAACGGTAGGGAAAGTTAGCACATAAAAGCTATGGCCGTCTTGTTGATAGGTGTAAGCAATCGCATTACTTAGATCGCCATATTGCTGAATCTGCCATTCAACTGCATGGTTAGACGCACGAACGCCCGTGTAGCCACTGTTGCGGTACACGATGCCACGACCGCGGGCGTCTTGGCCTAGCCAAAACACCGAGTTGTCGAGCTTGGCAACCGAGTAGGGCGCTACGCAACCAATCTCGTTCGAGGCACCTTGAATACGAGCCAAGGGGAAGTCAGGCGTTCCTGCGTCATACCAGACCTCAATCGAGTTCGTGCCAAATAGCCACGCCTCACGGTTGTTGACGATTACAGCTACTAGCCCATCAGGTGAGCCTTCAGCGCTTGCAAAATCAAGTGGGTCAACTTGCGAACCATCAAGCAGGCTTGTAATCCATACCTTTTGGCTGTTTGGCTCGTTAAACACAAAGTAGCCGTCTAAGTAGCTAACTGTCACTGCGCCTGGATAGTCAGGGTCGCTAATCTGTGCAAACGCTAATGTGTTAGCGTTGTAAATGTAACCTTGTGGATTAGCCGCTACAAACAACTGCGTACCGTTGTCCGACATGGATACAGGGCCAGTGCCAGCAATCGTGCCTAATGCAGTGGCGTTGTACGAGCTATCGAGCTTGTATAGGGTATTACCCGATACGGCATACATAAAGCCATCAAACGCCCACAAGCCTCGGATTGGGCCAAAGCCAATGGTAGTGAGTAGCCGCAAGCCTGGGGCGCGGTTTAGAAAGCCTGCCTCTTTACCCTCGTTGGGGATGGCTTCGGGGAACAAGTTAATCATGCGGTTGTCGGCCGCATTGACGCTACGGGCTACATACGCTTGCCCCAAGATTGGGGTTTTCATTAGTAGTTACCCGCAAAGATATTGAACCGTTGACGTGTGCCAACCAAGCTGTAAGGCATGGCCATGATGTCGTCAGGATTGTTGATCCGCTTGAGATTGCGCTTAGAAGTCATTGCTACACGCGCTACGTTAGCGGGCGGCTCAATACCGAACTCGGTAGCGATTTCGCAAGCAAGGTTGTATTTAAACGCTCGTAGGTAGCCAGGTGGCATGGTAATGTCAGTCGATAGACTTGGCACTTCCATGAGCTTTTCTACCGAAACAATATGAAACTCCAACGGTTTAATCGGCACAGGGTAGACGTACATTTCAATGTCTGGATAGGTCATATTGACCCACAAGACTTGAGGATAGGTCGAGGTCACCGTTTTGACCGCAATACCGTTGTATTGCTGTTGGTTAATCAGCTTAATGCCGTACGAGATGTTGGTTGCTGCGTCCCTAAAATAGGTCGCATCGTCCACCAATACAGGACGTTTGGGTGTACCACCTAATGCCAACGGCAAATTACCTGTTGGGCCAAACGTTAAAAAACGAGCGCCAGCAGGCCACGAAGCAATTTGATCTTGGGTAGAAAATACAGCTAAACGCTCGGTATTCCAGCTATCAATCATCTGATTGAGAGCCGTTAAAGCATCTTGTGAGGTGGCTGCGGATGGTGTTTCGCCTTCGGCTAAAACCCCTAATACGCGCAACGCGCCGTTAATTTGGTCGTTTGCCGTGGTCATGGCGTAACTCCTTATGCGGTTGTTTTACGTCGTCTTGTCTTTACTTCCAGCGTATTAGCAGGAGCCGCCTCGACTTCGGTTTGTACTTCTTCAACCACAGGCTCTTGAACAACGGGCGTGTCGATAGTATAGCGTTCCCAACCGTAATTTTCATCATGTTCGGCTTCAATATCGCTACACGCAACTTTGTGACCATGTACAGGATGCTTCATGTAAATAACAGCCATTATTAATCCTTATGGAATAGGGGCCGAAGCCCCTATGAGTTAAGCAACACTAAAGTTCAAACGATAAACTGGGAATGTTACGGTATTAGCAAGCGTATTAGTCGCCGCAGCACGAATACGCAAACGGTCGCCAGCAGCTACAACTAAATTGGCTGCGGTGCCATTTAAAGTTAATGTACGTGCAGCATTAGCTGTCAATCCAGTTCCACCAGTAGCTTTGGTAGTATTAGCGTCAGTTGCGGCTAACATTGCAGCCGTTCCAGAGCCAGTTAAACCCAAGTTGGTGATGGAAAATGTAATGAAGTTGGTATCGTTAGCAGTAAGCGCGTCTACACCAGAAAACACAGCCGAGGTTAAAACACCCGCCGCAGGAGCAATAATAAAAACATCACTATTGCCGGTGGTGGCGATTGTTGCGCCTTGTTGCGATGCAGTAGCACCGTTAGCAATATTAGATAGAATTTTTGTTGTGCTATCAATAACTGCGCCCGTAATCGTAGTGCCAGAAGTCAGTTCAGGATCGCTAAACGCAACCCCTACAGGTTTGGTATTAGGCATAATTTTTCCTTATAAAAACCCGCCCCGAAGGGCGGGGTATTTCATTAAGCAGTACGATACAAAGTCCAAGTTGTGTCGCTAGTTTTACGAGCAACAAACGAAGCCGAAGTACCGTCATTAATTGTCAAAGAGCCAACAATCGTCCAACCAGTACCAGTACCAGCGGCCATTGTGATGTCGCCAGTAGTTGTACCGATGTTGATAACAGTCCAATTAAAAGTACTGCCAGTTTTTGCGCTAGATACTAGATCATTAATACCAGTAGTACCGCCAGACGTTACAACGATAGGCATTGTGTAAGTCGTGCCAGTTGTACCAGGATTAGCAATCAAAATACCACCAGTAACTTCAGCAGCAGTCAAAGTAACGGTAGAAGTACCAGTTTCAGTAAGAGGATCAGCTAAATAACCGAGGACTGGTTCGTTAAGATTACCGTCGCCTAGTTGATAGCCACCTGCACCATTTGGGAGAGCCATAATTAATTCCTTTCAAATATTTAAAAAGCCCCCGCCGTAGCGGGAGCAATTAGATTAACCCCACAAGCGAACGCCCATTTGAGGACGAATCACTGAGTAGCCATACAACACGTCGATACGGCATGGTAGACGGTCATTGTTGATGTCGTATTGGCGAACAATACGCATCGAAATGCCGTTATGCACTTGACGTGAAGCCATGTCAACACCTTGAGGCATCAACAAGTCAGCGGTCGCAAAAGTGATCGCATCTTTGTGATAGACCAAGTTTTGTGGGTACTGGGTATTAGCTGCACCGATGAAGGTGGTTACTGAAGTAGCGGTTGGCAACGCAGATACAGTTGCTAGCGCATGGCTAGAAGTGTACATTGCGGGGCTAACGGTTACAGTAGCAACGCCGCCAGCCGAAGAAGTAGTATCGGCTAAAACAACGAACTGCTGGAGCGAACCAGTAGACTCACGGGTTTGTGGGTTAACAGAGAATACGCCAGCAACGGTAAATACGTCGCCAGCCTTGATGGTAAGAGCGTTACCAACACCTGCCAACACGATGGTGTTAGAACCTTCGGTGGTTACGGTGGTGCTAACGGTACCAGTGGAGTTACGAGTACCAGTTGTGAACTGCTTGATAGATTGGCTCATGTTGATCTCGTCAAAGCCCAAAACGCCCATACCCATCATGCCGTTTTTAAACTGCTTGGAGATGGTGTCGGTTGGGTTGAAAAGACCTTTCATGCCTTCTACTAAGCCAGCGTTAGCGGCTGGGTTAACAGTTGCATAGCGTGGGGACATTACAGCAGCAGCTTCGTTAAGTTTTTGTTGTGCAGACAACAAAACAGCGGAAGTTGCAGGAGTAATGCCAGGAGTTCCAACGGATTGGAAAATGCCTTTAAAGCTGTTAGCTACGTCAGCATCAATAGAAGCTGCCAACTGGCTAATACGAGGCTTCAAAACACGCTCTGCGAAGTCGTCTAACTGCATGGTCAATTCAGCAGTGGTGAAGTTAACACCAATGTGCTTTTGGCTAGATACAGTCAAAGTGGTGAACTGCTCGTTGTCGTCCTGAACTTGGAGGGCGGCACCGTCAGTGACCAAAGCACGGTCTGGTAGACGAATACGGAGGGTTGAGCCGATTTTAGCGCCTTCAACAGCAAAGCTGTCGTCGTACGCACGATTTACGTTGCGAGTTAAGACAAGATTATTCTCAAGGATTTCAAGGGCCTTACGAGTAATCATGTCAATGGTTAAGATTGAGTTTGCCATGATAGCCTTTCAAAAAGTTTTAGCGGTTTCTCATAGCCTCGAGCTTTTTGATCTGGCGTTGGCGTTCTGCTTCGATCCATTCGGAGGTACTCATCGACTTAATCGAACGAGGATCCGTCGTATCGAACGCAGGCGAACTAGAAGTTCGTGCCGTCACCGGAGCAATAGGCGCCGGGGCGTTTGAAGTCTTTTTAACTGGCGGATTGTCGCTTAATTTAGCTTCAATTTTGCCAATCTCTTTTGCCTGCAAAAACGGCGATAATTTGGAAATACGTTCAGCTTCCTTAGGGTTACTACCTAAATAGTACGCCATCTCTGGCCCTATATCGGACGCTTGAATCGTTTGAGCCATCACATCGGTGATTGGTAGCTTGGGATTGTAGGCGACTTGTTCAAAGTCATCGTACTTAGCCCGAGCTTCTTCTTCCCGTTCGTGATACTGCTCAATAAGTTCAGCTTGCATCCTCGCCTGCTCACGCCTCTCGATTAGCTCGGCAGCCTTACGTTCAGCCAATAATTCGGCATATTCTTCAGGCGGCAGTGAATCGGCAGGCGGGAGTTCGGCAGGGATATTTGCCTTTAGCTTTGCTTCCTCGGCTTTTAGGCGCTGCTCTCTTTCCCACTTACGTTGTTCTCTTGCAAGGCGTTTACCAATCGCGGCATCCAATTCTTCTTGTGTGAATACTTTGGCGGCCTGTTCAACTGGCTTTTCTTCCGGCGCATCTGTTACTTCGGGTTCTGGGGCTGCCGTAGCTTCCAGTTCCGGCGCGGGTACTTCGGGTACTTCCGCTTGGATTACTTCTTGTTGACTTTCGTCCATTGTTGTTTCCTAAAGAAACCCTGATGATCCGCACCAGTACGGTTTAATGCTCTAAATATATTCTTAACTTTACTCTGCGTCAATATTTTTAATTGCGCAGATAATTAGGTCATAATATGCGGTCATAATTTTTGCTTAAACTGTTTTTTGCACACCAAAATACGAATGGGAAGCAATTACTACGCTATTCCCCGCTGAATTTTTTATCGAAACTACCCCGTTTGTTACGTCGCTATCACACGCATAAGGAATCATTACAGAAACCAATCCTTTTTCAAATTGTGGATATATAAATGCGGCGTCCCAAGAAGTTCCGTTTGGTATTTTTACGTCTGATGGTCTTACAATTTCCAATAGTTGTGCGCCAGGAGTTGCTGACATTCCTGAACAACTTAATTTAACAACAATAAATCCAGTTTCACCTTTAGCAAAATTTGTTGTTACGGTTGAAATTGTTGCCCCAACAGCATACGTTCCAGCAAAATCACTAGCATTAAATTTCCAAACATTACTGCGGTCACCAGCGGACTGAACAGGGTAACTTTTTAGCAGTGTTGGTGTTTCTAAATACGCAACTGACCCTGAACCATTATGTTTCAAATTATGCACTTGCACATTTACAGATGAACTTTTGATTTGAACGCAATTTACAAACGTTGCGTCTGTGCTGACGCCATTTATAAATATGTTGCCGTTTCCGCCGTTGGCTACAACACCAGCATTACCAACTATTGCGTCAACACATTTAATATCTGTAACATCAACACCATATGTTCCAGCCATAATGTCTACGCATTGGCCAGTTTGATTAATAAAGGTGCAATTTCTAATTGCGGCTCGCGTATCAATTCCGCTAGTATTTACCGTGATAAGGCCATTCAAAACTACGCAAGCATCAATTACAGCATTAAAACAGTGCGTAGTTGTTGATGGTGTGGTCAAAAATGCAGAATATCCAGCCGACGTGCCTTGCAACAAACACGACACAAATTCAGCAACAAAATAATCTGACAAATAAACTGCATATTCGTAAACTGCTATTTCGCAACCAGTAAAATACCAGCCTTCGTTATAGTAAGAAGTGCCGCCACTAGATAACAATTTAACGCCGTATGTACCTGCGGCACTTGTGCCAGAATACAATAAGGTTTTGTTAGCGTAAACTTCTACGCCTTTTCCATCTGACAAAATTCCATTGGCAGACAACGCAACGCATGAGTCTATAAAAACTTTTCTTGCGGCTTTGTGCAGCCACAAAAAAATGCCAATGGTGCTAGATGATACGCGAATATCTTGCAAATAAATGTTTCTTGCATAATTTGACTCTTGCGTTGGCGTGTCGGTTAAACCTATTGCTTTCAAAAATACCGATGCCGTACCAGTTATTTCACCACCAAAAATACGAATTTGAGTTGCTGCGGTATCAGTCACAAATAAAGGATTTGCCCCACAATTTGCAACAAGATTTGCGTCTTGCATGACAATAGTTGTGTCGCTTGGCAGCGTAATGGTTGAATTAACCAAATACGTTGAGCCAGCGGGGAACATAACGCTTTTTTCCGCGTTAATTGCCGCTTGAATGGCTGCGGTACTATCTACTACACCAGTAGGATCAGCACCGTAATCATTTACGTTAGCGGGTGAACCGCTAATCATTGCGTAGGTAACTTTTGTCAAAGACATGGCAAACCTTTATACAAAATAAGTCAAATGAATGGCAATTAAAGCACCAGACACATTTGCATTTGAAATAGCAGAATTATCATTTTTTACAGCAATGAAAACGGTGGTTGAGTTAGGCCGCAAAAATAACTGAAATCCTGCGCTGCAATACATAGAAACACCTGCACCATCATCTGTCGACTTTATATTAAAAGGCAATCCGCCGATTGTCAGACCTAATCCGTTTGCGGTCGATGGATAAGTTAGCCAAGCTAAACAATTAACTTGCCTGCCAATTCTTGTGTAGGTACCTTTTACGTTTGTAAAAGTTAACCCTGCGCCAGATTGATCTGTAGGTGTCCAAGTACCTTCTTCGTACCATGTCAGCGTTTCGCTAGTCATCCCAGCAGCATGAGTGTTTGCAGAAAAGTCGATGCCAGCGCCCGAAACGGGTACAAAACTACCGTTTGTGTCAATGGCCGCTTTACGAACACCGTCAAACGCTATGACTAAACCGCCACTAGCGTTGCCTGCGCTTATGATAGCCGCGTCTTGAGCATTAGTAATATCGGTGTATGCCGAGCTAGTCATTCCAAAAGCAACGTTGCCAGCATCGCTAATCGCAATGAATCGTGCTACAGAGCTAGTTCCAGCGGTTGAGTTCGTTACACCAACAGTAGCGGTGCCGTTAACGGATTGAATTGCATGAACTCTATAAGATGGTGAACCACCAAAACCAGTATCACCAAAAATATTAGTTCCTGTAAATGTCTGACCAGTGTCAGTTCTAGCGACCGTAAAATTAGCGTCGGGCGTAGTCATTACCCGTGTAGCTGCGGCGGCGGGGCCAGCAATTTGCAATACGCCAGTAGTAGCATTAGATTTAACTTGATTTGCTGTATCGGCAGAAGTAGCGTTAGCAGCCCTTAAATTAGCGACTTCAGTAGTAGATGCAACGGTTAATGGTGCAGTTCCCGTAGCAACCGTAGATTGAATGGTAGTTGCGCTAATCGCTCGCCCCGCAGTTAAATTTGCTACTGATACTTGTTTTGTAGTAGTGCCTTGAACAATCGGCAATACTTCAGTGCCAGCAAGAGGTGTGGTTGATGCGGGTAAACCTGATATTTTTACGTCAGCCATAATTATTCCTTTACGCTATTTGTCCAAAACCAAGCCATGTGCCTGGGGTTCCAGCCGCAACACAAACCCAACCAATATATTCAGTAGTTGCTGGATCTGAGTTATAAACAATGTCGCCTTTACGCCATGTCCCTGTAGTGGGGGCGGCTGTTTGCCGCCATGCTTGATAAGTATCGTTTTCGGTATTTTGATTTAATAGCAAAGTACCAGCAGTTAAGTTGGAGCTATCATCAACCTGAATATTCTTTTTACACCAGTTTTGGCTAACAGTGACAGGGCCTCCGCCAACAGAACCAATTTTAATACTTGCTGTAGTGTCTGTAGATTCACAACGATTATTGGCTATGTTTGTTTTTCCTGGCTGGCCTAAAAGTGCGATGTCAAATCCAGTAAAACCTCTAAATAAGTTGTATTGAATATCATTTCGCCAAGCAAAGGATGTTGCATTAGCGCCAGTCACAATTCCAATAGTGTTTGTATTGGCTGAATTGTTATTAATAAAATTGTTAGAGTGAATGACGTTTTGGCTTCCAATTTCGCTATTTTGCTGCCTAATGTATATGCCAACGCCATTACTAGCTCTAACTTCAAAATAATTGCCTTCGCATCTAAATAAATTTTGTACGGTTCCTACTACAACGCAATATTCAACCGTAGAAAAATCATTAGCTACTACATTTAAAAATATGTTATTTGTTGTTGCTGGTGAATTGATGCCGCGATCAAAACCAAAAAATTGATTGTTTTGAATTATCACCCCTTCAGCAACGGCGCCAGTAAAATTAATACCATACGCGTCTGCAGAACCGCCGTGGCTATCGCCATTCTCATAGATCATAAAGTTATTCAAAACTCGCCAAACCATTGAATAAGTACCGAATTCAATTGGATTAGTTACTTTTTGAAACTTACATAGCTGAATGGATGATTCCCATGTGTCTGAAATTAAAAAACCTTGGTTCCAATCAAAAAGTTTAAGTCTATTAAAATGCAATCCATCACGCGAATCTACTCCAGTTGTACCGCCTGAAGGCAGTATGGACACTATAGCTGCCCAGTTTGCGGTAGATCCTGTAGCTCCAACAAGGGAAAAATCTTCAAAAAATTGAGTGTTTCTGTCGCCTGATGGCGTAACAATCTCTATACCGTTGCATGATAGTGCTTGAATAACGCTTGCATCTGCGCCTTCACCATATATAGAAATGGTATTGCTAGTTACTTTTATGGAATCCGTTATTTTATATTGACCGGTAGGAATAAAAACAGCGCCACCACCTGCTAAAACAAGCGCATCAATGGTTGCTTGAATAGCTGCGGTATCATCCGCAACTCCATCACCAACTGCGCCAAAATCCTTAACAGATACAGTTTCACGCATTTTGTCTTGTGCTGACCTTGCAACAGCCCCCGTACCTGCAGGTTCAAAACCAATCCAATCGGCGCCGTCATTACCTGCTAAATCTTGTACGTTACCAGTTTGATTTTTAAACCCCGTAAATGCAACTTGAGCCGCAGTATTAGCAGACGCGGAACTATTTAGTTGCGAAGTAGTAAATTTAACTTCTGCGCCAACGTGCAAACCGTTTGTAAAAGTAACGGTATCACTATCCGTTTCTACATACGCATATTGGGCGCCTGGGCCATATTGATTTACGCCATCGACAAACACAGTCAAGCTATTTGTGCCTGGTTGATACGACATTGTGGTTAAATCAAATACAGTTTGCCCGGCGGTGGCAGTTTGAATTTCTTGCTGATTTGTAAAGTTAACAAAATTACTATTAATTCCTAAAACATTGTCATAAGTAGCAATTAATACGTCATTGCTATCACGCAAAATAAACTTATAAACCAATCCATCTGTTAGCCAAATTTCACCGCCTGAAGGTACACGACCTGAAGCGTCTAATATGATGGGGTTTGGGTGAGGAATATTACCAACGCTAGTTGTATAAGTGGGTTGCGGTGTGGTTGTACCTGCTTGGTAGGTATAAATCTTACCTCCAGTAAGAACATTACCGCTGTTATCAAAAAACTGTGCGCCTACGCCGCCGTACGGAGAAAGGTTAACGGCCATATTCTGTCCTTAAACTAAAATAAAACCGCCGTCCTCTTGGACGAGGTTATCGTTATTCTCGGTCGCTAAATTAATGAACTCTTGGTCGCGACCATACCCTGAAAAATACGAAAGAATATTCCCTAGCCCAACGGCTAATCCAACTCGGGAAAATCCGCCCCAACTCATCTGAAATTGATCGGTTTAGCGTACACAACACCGTCGGTGCTAACGCGCAAAGCGCTAACACGCCAAGGAGCCGTAACCGTATTGGCCACAACGAATGGGATTGGGGTGTATGCTGGAATTGGAGTGCTAGCCGAAGTCGCCGTTACACCTTCGCCGACCGCAATATACGCATCTTGCGTACACCAGACCATGACGCCTTGAGCGCCTGGAGGCCAAGGGCCTAAAGTAACAGCCACGGCGCCTGTATTGTCGGAATCCGCAGGGTAATTAGCGTCTGCTAGGGGGTTTAAAAAATCCATTCTTTTCTCCTTACGCTAAGAAGCGCAATTTATACAATGTTGACAAATATAGCTCAACAATTCCGTCAATTAAATTTTGTAGCGGCGTGTCTGTTTTGTCACAAACATCGTAACGCATCGACTCAATTTCGGCAAGTTGATCCTCTAAAAACTCAATGATATTGGCTGTTTTTTTAGCCGACATTAAACTGATGGGGCCAATCAATCCATGACGGCCTTGGTATGCTTCTGAAAAACCATCCGCAAGCTCAACAATTTCCTCATAAAACTCTTGCAACGCTTTATGTTTAGCGTAACTGCGAGTGTTGAGGTGTACAGAATGAGCAACATCACGGGCTAAAAAGAACATTCCTACGAAATCTGCGCACTTTTTCATTGGGGTAATCCTTGAGGTGGAACGGGTGGTGGTTGCATTGGTGCTTCATTCATTTCGGGCATTTCCCGATCGTCTGGCATCGCTGCGACCAAATCACCGCTTGTAATCATGCTGCTAATGGTTCCCATCACAATATCTTGGATCTGTTCTGGGGTCATGCCTGCCATTGTTGCTTGTAAACGCTTAGTTTCTGCGTCATACGCCTTAATGGTGGCTTCAAACTCTTTACGCTCCATGTCTTGCGCTTCAATCGACTTATTGACGTTCTGCAACATACCAAAGACGTTATCCAATTCAGCTTGGAGGGCGCCAATCTGCTGTTCAGCAGCTTGTAGCGCAGGATCTTTGTCATCCGTTTCAAGCAGTTTTGGATCAATCGTCTTAGCAAAACGCTCTGCCATCTCTTGTGCGCCAGGCCAATCCATGTTCTTAATGAACAAATCGCCTGCAACCGACCACAAGTTCGGGTTGGCTTGCAACAACTGGGTCATAGCGTCCATCGCCTCTTGGCGCTTGGTCATGTAGCTTGGGCCAGTGGTTACTACGACGTCGTACTTACCAACGCCAGGGTTGTAAATCTTTTCAATCACAATGCCCGTTTCCATGTCACGAATCTCTTTGACAGGCTCGGGTTGCATCGGATTGATCTTGACCATGCCTACTTCGCCGTCAAGACCAACAATACGAGCTATGCGTTCCGTGTCGTAGATTTTGGGAATAAGATCCACCAACTGACGAGTAACATGACGGATAGCGCGGGCCAAATTATCCACATAATGATAGGTTCCTGTGTCACCCTGCTTCTCGCGGGCAAGGATAGCGCGTCCTGAACGTTCGTTCGATGTCGCACCAAGGCTTGAATCATACTGTCCTGTGGTCGATTTAATGTCGTCACTTGCACCCATTTTGGCTTGAATCAAGCCAGTTTGGGGTAGTGGGGGTGCGGCGCGTTGCGGTAATGGCAATACGGCGCCCATGCCATCGGTTACGTCAGGATTGACTTCCAAATACGGCCAGTTTGTCGTGTTGGCCGTTTTCCACTGCATCTCATAGCCTTCAAACTGACCGCCATATCCAATGAACGGCGCTTTGGGCGCGAGAGCGAGCATTTCAGCTTCTTGGCTAGTCCAATAGTTGTACATACGTTGGGCATCCTTGGCGTTACGCACCAAGCCTGATATGTAAATCTGCCCATCGACTTCAAATTCATTACCGATCACGCGTACGACTGGCAGCCACTTGCCTGCCCATTCACGTTCTTCAAGCGCTTCATAGCCATTGGTTTTCATCCACATGACTTTTTTGCGCTCAACGCGGCGTGAACGAATGGGCTTTAGCCCCATCTTTTTCATCTCTTTGTCCTCGCGTGAGCCTTCAAAATGGCTCATATTGCCTGGATACAAGTTGAGGGTCGCCATCTCAATCTTGTAATAAAAATACTCAGCAATACGGATGGTGTCCTCACTGAGCCACTGGGCTAAGTTTTGGTCGCCAATGCCACTCGCCATGATGGTGCTGATCGGCGAAGCGTTGGGGAACATCCGTTCGTAGTCTTTTTTGTACACGTCCTCGGTAATGAACACGTATTGCGCATCGGCCCCAGTGGGGTCTTGCGACATTGGATCCATATACACGCTAAAACTATTGCGAATCCGACCAATCCGTAGGTCTTGATCGAAGGTAGTGTCGTCGCAATACTCCGTCAAAATGCGAATATAGCCTTCACCATAGGTGACTTGGTTCTCGCAGGCGGTGTCGTACGCTACATCGGCGTCACTCATGTACTCAATATGACGCACCATGCCATCAAATATCTCCGCAACCGCTACATCGGCTTTATCATCGGCAGGGATGACCTTGCCTGACGGACGATTCTGCCGTTGTTCGTTGGTTACTTGACGAACGTGCTGTGGCAGCTTGTTGATTGTTAAGCATGGACGGGCGTTGATCGTTTGACCTTGCACTGCACCACGGGTAGCCAACACATCGGCTGGCCACTGCCATTGATTGTCGGGCGAACCCGCCATAAACCGTAGATCGTCCAACTCATCTTCACGACTGTCGCTGTATGCAGCGATGGCGGTCGTGTAGCGGTGGCGCATGAGCGCTAATGTGTCACGCTGATCGGCTGGATCACCTTCGGGGCCACCCCGTGCGGCTACGATCCCCGCCTTATTGATGCCAGACGGGTCGCTGTTATATGTATCTGCCATTATTTTTTAATTTTCGATAACACACTGCTTACCGCAGCCTTAACATTTTCTTTTGCTGGGATCGTGCCATGCGAATCGCAGTGATATGTTTCTTTATTGCGTGAGGGCATACCGCCGTTGCTCACTTTTGGCTGACGAGCCTCAACTTTACGGATTTGTTCGGTGGTGGATTTCATTTTTTGCTCCTTTTTGCGGGTTTAGCAGCTGCTCTTTTGACGGAATACGCAATCGCAACGGCCTGTTTGACGGGTTTGCCAGCCTTTACTTCGGCACGAATGTTCTGACGGAAGGCTTCTTTGCTAGTCGATTTTTTTAACGGCATGATTATTTCGCTTTCTTCGCTGTTTTAGCCGATTCTTTGAACGCTTTGGCAGTTGGCGCACCTTTTGCGCCTACTTTGCGCATTTTCTCGCCACTTCCGGCTTCAATTCGCTTGCGTTTAGCGTGAATGTTTGCGTAAAGACCAGGTTTAGTCGCCATTGTTTTCTTCCTTTTAGCAGTTCCAGCTTTTGAGCGCGGCTTTCGCACGCGGGGCGTCGCCTTTTGCGTTACGGACGACTCCTGACATTCTTGCACAGAATGATTTTTTGCGCCCTGCGTCAGCTTTTGTCTTAGGGTTTGGAGCAGGCGCTTTAAGATTTGCATTATTTTTTGCATTGTAGGCCTTTCGCCCTGCCGCGGTCATGCCTGCACCTTCGGCAGTTGTCTTGTAGTTGCGACCTTTGCCCGTAGTCGTGCGGGGGATGGGTTTGTCGTGTGATTTTTTCGTAGCCATTTATGCTCCCATCCAAGAGTTAACTAATCCATGCTGAGAATAAGACCGAACGGGGCGCTTGTCAACAT